ATGGAAAAAACTATTGTTGTAACCTCTTGGAAATATGATATTTCTTCACGCTATTTAAAAATTTTTTACAGCAATGGCACAGCCGAGCTTTATCATCCTGTTCCAGAATTTGTGTATGACAATTTGCTACGCACAACCGATATGAGTACTAATATTATAAATATATAAGAGTAACGAGATAATTGTGGGATTTGATGGGATATTGTGGGATTGAGTGGGATAACTTTTGAAAAGGTTTTTCATTCTGTGAAATTAGAAAGCGGATTATGAGTCCGCTTTTTTTATTCACTGAATAAGTCAAGATTGGGGTCTTCATGAACATTTAGCTTCTCTTCAGAGTTTACAATACTGCGAATTGTACGCAGTGTCACGCTGAATTTACGAGCGAGCTTTTCTTTTGACATCGTTGGTGCTTGTTCGCGGATCGCTCTGTTTCGCATAGCAACGGTGATAGGCGTTCCCATTGGTACTTCGATGGTTTCATTTCCAAGCTGATCTGCAAGCAGTTGGAGTCTGTTCAAGCCTATGACTTGAGCAAGTTCAGAATGAACGTTTAATGCCTGACGTTTTGGAATGAAAACTTTAGTACCACCAAAGGCATCAATTAAATTCAGTGCATTTTCGACCTTAATCAAGCGTGCAATGAAGATAAAATTTTTAGGCATCAAGTTAATGATCTCATCGTCTGTGAAAACTTGCTGTGCATCGGTGATATGCGGACGATAAGCCATGATCTATACCTCCTATGCTTCCAGAGTAACGCGCTCAATGCCACAACGTTTGCACCATTGACGCAAGTGATTGATGACCATGTCCGCGCTTTCAGTGCTCAAGAACTGCAAAGCACTGACTTTCACACGATTCTCAATGAATTTAGCAAGTGCCTTTTCACTGCCATTTTTGACCTGACCCGTATGGTACAGTTGAAGCCAAAGGTGGCGAATCAGTTTGCTTTGTGCATCGCTTGCCAGATTTTTAACGCCAGTCTTGTTTGATTCAACTTCAAAGCCAAGCTGCTTGAGTCGATCCAACACAGCTTCGAGCTGTGCTGGTGTTAAAAGTTTAGAGCTAGTTTTGCCAGTTGTGCTTTCCAAAATGTCACGGTAAACATCATCATCAAGACCAAGTTTCGTTTTAGCTACATGAATAAGTTTGATCAAATTTAGCTTTTTATTAAATTTCGGCATGATCAAAACACTCCCTTAGCAGCATCAAAAAGACCTACTAACGCAAGTACTGCCAGTGATATTGATAAGCCTGCTTTTAAAATATAAGAACGACGCTCAAACACAGTTAAACCTGTGCTGTTACGTGTGATCCAAGCCAATCTTGCTTCATTAAAGCAGTGATATAAACCAAGCAAAAAAACAGCAAAGAAAGCTAAAATCATGAGCCAGCTCCTAATTTTTCGAACTGTTTGCCACCATTCATGGCTTGATTAAGTTTTGCTGATTTTCCTGACTGTTTGCCAGCATGATAATCATTGGCAGCACGGTCATTAAATGCTTTACCTTTGTTTCGGTCTTTTGGTGTAAATGAATCCAGTTTTCCACGAGACTGACCCATATGTTTTTCTATGCGCTGACTAGTATTTGCTGGTACTTCAATATTTAAGTCTGTTATTAAGCGTTTGACAGAATCCACCCAGCCTTCACAAAATAAATCTGCACGAGCCACCTTATTTTTTTTGACAGTGACACGTTTTAATGCTGTTTCAATAAAGCTTTTTCTTGAACGGGTAACCTGACGATATAAGACATCGAATGTATAAGAGGCAACTTCTGGTGCTGGATCAACACCAATAAATGTCCATGATGCTTTGATGCCCCAAGTACTGCTGCCAGAGCTAAAAATTGGCTTACATTGCATAGCTCTCGCAATTGTCAAAACCAAACTTGCTTCCCAAGCTTGCGGTATCTTTGTTGCTTTACTTTCACATCTAGCCTCAACAATATCTAGCAGATCAGGATCGATTTGAAACTCACGCATCAATGATTGCGCTTGACGCAATGCAATTGCAGCTTCGTTTTCATTGGCTGATTTGGCTAGTGCTAAACATTTTTTGATTTTTAGAATTGCTTCTTCGCGTGACATACCCATTTATTTTTGCTCCATAACATATACATAACTTTCAAGAAGTTTTGACCAGAAAACGCATTTACCTTTTTTGCTTAACTTGCGTTTTCTGCGCCTGCTGATTGGTCTTTCTTTCATGGAATTTCACCTAAGCTTTCTTTAATTTCTTCAGGTAAATTCTCTAGGTCTTCAATGCTGATCATCTAATATCCTCGCTGCTCGTCAGTACTGGATCACGACATCCAGCAGACACAGGCATCCTTGCCTATGTTTCGCTTAGAATGTTGTTGGTTGGGCAACAGCACGAGTTAAAGCCATTAAGCCTTGCTGTAAATTTGTTGATCCAGTCGCCACCCAGTGATGTGGCTCAGCATCTGTCAAACGCTGGAACTCTGAAAAATCACCTGTAGCAATACCATGTGCATTAGCTTTATCAATTTGTTGACGTGTGTGGTCAAATAGCTTTTCTACTAAAGCGCCTAGCTCTGCGCCTTTGGCTTTAATTTCATTCATCAAATCGATTTCTTCTTTTGAAAGATCACGATAGCCTTTGATTTGTTTATGTTGGTTTTCCATCTTTTAAGTACCTTTGATATATGTTTCGTTTAAGCTTGGAGCGTATTTATCGCTCGGTTAATTGCTTGGTGAGCAACGGTATCTTTAGCAATTGTTTGATCAGCTTGATTGACTACGTGGTACTCGAAATATCCGCAAATATTGAATTTTCGGACTAATCTCAAACCTTTGTTTTCTAGTAGTTCAATCAAGTGATTCGCTTCTGTTGCCATTAATTCAATGCCTCTTTGAATGCTTTACCAGCTTTGAACGTTGGTACTTTTGAAGCTGCAATTTGCAGTTCTTCACCAGTTTTTGGGTTGCGACCTGTCCGAGCTGCACGATCAGTCACTTTGAAAGTACCGAAGCCAACTAAAGCGACCTCACCACCATTGGTAAGTGTTTCAATCACACCCGTTTCAACTGCCTGAAGAGCAGCTGTTGCTTGTGCTTGTGTAAGACCAGCTTGAGAAGCAATGTGTTTAATTAGTTCTGACTTATTCATGTTTAAAAATTCCTGTTATTAAATAGATGCAATGTCGAGTGAAAGTGGCAAGTAGCCACCTGTTGAGTCATCGCGAGTGTAAAAACGTAGGTAAGCTTTGCTGCCGATAATGTTGATGCTGTCCGAGATCGCTTGCATGGCTTGCTGCCATTTCGGGTGATCGATGTCGTGTCGTTTTAAACCAAGTACTTTTGCTGTGCTGATTTCTCCTTTTTTGTCCACATTAAATGCGGCATTGATAATGACTTTGATCTCATCACGGCTGCCTTCAGTCCATTCTTCAAGGCATTCATCAATGAGTTGTTTAGCTGCTTGCAGGCGTTCATCAAAATTGATGGTTTCTGCAATATTGCGTTGAATTTTTAAGCGTCCATCAAAGCTCATGAGAGAAACATTGCCTTTTGTGCCACCAACTTTTGCACCATATTGATCGGTTGAAATTTGGATAAAGCTGGCAATATCAGCAAAGCCATCCACTTTGAATTTTTTTAAAAGCTCGTGGATTTCTTTTGCTTTTTCATGAAGCTGACGAACAGTTTGATCACGTAATTTGTCAATCGCTTTGACATTTGCTTCAGGTACTAAAGAGCCTGATGCATTCTCCCAATAGCCTTCTGGAATAGTATTAATAGTCATTGTGTTGCTCCTTGTTCTTGCTCTAATTCCGCTGTTTTTAAACGGTCAAAGCATTGTTTGTGGGATTCACCATCACGCTTGTTCTTTGCGACGTATGCGAAAAGTTGTTCTTGTGGAATGCCATTAAGAGAGCTTTGCTCTATAGCTTTTCGCTCTTCATTGGCTTTTTTAAGTAATTCTGAAAATGGGACTGCTGGACGTTCATGTTTCTGGCGTTCATGTTCAGCCTGAGCAATTGCCCGTTCTGCATCAGTTTTTAGCTGAGATCCCAGTCGAACATAGTTCGACTCTTGCGCAAGGGCAAAGCGATGCTTTGCTGTTCCTTGCTCATATTCAGGTTTATATGAAGTGATGACTTCATATAAATAGCCGTGATTTTTGAACGGTAATTGCAGTTTGCCTTGGTCTCGACGCTCAAGGATCGTGTTGATCGCCCATATCCATGCGCCAATTGGTGCTGGATAGGTGTGATGACCACGCTTGATCTTTTTTGCAACGATGTCTGGTGCAATTTCATTTAGCAATTTTGCGACACGTTCAAACGTTAGATCACGGCTGTCCGATCTGAACATAGAGAGATACTTGACTAATGGATTTGCCAATTCACCAGTCAAATTGAGTGATGCAACAAAGGCTTGGCTTGCATCGCTATGACCAAGCAAAGCATCAAGTGATGTTGTCGCTCCACAGGCTGGACATCTAGTTTTCATAGTGATGCCTCTTGAGCGGCTTCTATCATCGCCTTGTAGCATTCACGACGCTTGGCATTAGTTGCTGAATGAACATCTGAACCTTTGACGCTGTTCATAATGATATGACCTGCATTCAACATTTTTTGAGTCGGCTCTTTAGGCACAAGTACATAGTCACCGCTGATGAGCTTGTCCAAGTCCTTCGCAAATTGAGCACGTTTATTTGCTGGTGCAACTTGTAGGCTTTTTTCTGCAATTCCTTTCAATTGTGTTTTCATAGAACACCTCGAATATGTTTTTGTTTTGCTTCAAGCACGGTTTGGCAACCAATACATAAAGTCACGCTACCAAGTTTGCGACGCTGTTCAGGAATCTCTGCACCGCATTCCTCACAGTAAAAGTGACTTGGAAATTCGATGCGTCGAGCGTTCTGTAAAGTGTGTTCAAGATCGGTTTGAGCAATGTCTGCTGCTACATCTGCGAAATCAGCCATAAATCAAACTTCCATCACTAAGTCACCAGTAATCACTGGTGCGCCAAGGTCAGCTGCCACGTTCATCGCACCCGTGATCAGGTTGCCAACGGCAAGTGGATATAGAAGGCTTTCGTGCTGGTTCTTGCGTCCAACGTTGCGAGTCAGTTTTGTGCAAATCGCATCAAGACCTGACTCGTCAATAAATTCTTCAAGTTTGCGATCTGCTGCTTTGCAACGATGCTGTAAATAGTCAACCAAAGTGGTTTGTGTGAAAGGCTCAAGCGTGACGATTTCACAACGTTGTACGACTTCACGTACTTCTGGATTGTTCTCAGCAAGCTTGATTTTGAGTTCGTCCTGACCAATCAAGATAATGCTTAATAAAGGCGTGAATCCGTTCTCAAGCTCAAGGAATCGCTTTAGGTGCTTGAGTGTTGGAATCGGCAAACTATGTGCTTCTTCAATAATCAGCAGATGGTGATGCCCAGCTCGGCTCGACTCTTTGAGCAAGTTATGAATTTGGCGAAAACGAGCTTCAGGCGAGCGTTTAGCATTGGTACTTGGTGCAAGGGTTGCCAAAATTGACTCGGCAATGTGTGAAGCTTTTAGGGTTTTGCCTTTTAGGTCGTTATCTTCCATACCAGTTGGATATGGTTCAATGACAATGGTTGGTTCACGTTCACGTTCGATGCGGTCATTCAATTCACGATGTAGTGTGGTTTTGCCTGCACCCGACTGTCCGACCACTGCAATAAAGGAAGAGTTTCCCTTGGCAGCCTGCCACATGGATTCGCGCACATAGTTGATGTCGCCATTGTTAAAAAGCTCAGCAGCACTGCGGATCGGCTCATCAAAAATGTTCTTAAACAGCCTGAAATGTTTCTTGGCCGCTGGCGTTAGGGTTTGTTTGCGTAGTAGCATAAGCTGCTCCTGTTGAGTGTCGTCTGCCTTGTCATTGCTTGCGGCTTGGTCGTTTGCGGCAATGGCATTGGCAGCGTCTATTGCTTGTTGGATTTGATCTGTTGCAATTCCTTTGGCTTCCAGAAGCTCAATAAATTTGGCTTGGAATTGCTCAGGGTTTTTCTTTGGTCGTTGACCGTGATTTACGAAAAGATTGACAGCCGAAACACTCACACACATCGGTTTGCTGAGCGTGTTCTGGTTTACGTTGTGGTCTTTAAGTAGTTGTTTTAATGCGCTCATGATTACTCTCCAACCACTTTAAGTTTTGTTGGTTTGTTGCTTGAGTTGACGCGTTCCACCCAAAACATGATGTCTTCTTGCGGGAAATTGCCATCTGAATAGGTCGTTTTGAGCTTGTTCATCCATTCAGCATTCCAAAGTTCACCAACATGACCGCGAATGGCTCTGGCTGCCTGAATAAGATTGAGTGGCGCAACTTGACGACGTTGCTCTGGTGTTGTCATCTGCTCACCAGCGCGTGGAATAAAGTCATTGATATGGTGCTTATTGATATGGGCATCGTGGTCAATGTGTTGATAACTGGTGCTGTTTTTGGCTTTGGCTTTTTCGGCGGCTTCCAAGGTGTCAGCGTTATATGCCTGTTTGGTCAATCGTTTTCGTGCTTGGTCAACAGGTGTATCAACAACAGACTTAATGTCCTTACCAATGGTTGGCGACTCTATGTTTTGCCCGAATATGTCGTATTGATCAGGCTCAACGGTATAGATGACTTGCTGTCCTTGCTCATTGGTCATCAAAATATCAATGTCAGGCGCACGGTATGGGTTGACTACAACATCAACTTTTGCACCAACGTATAAGCCGTCGATATGACGAACGTTATAGAAGTTTTCACCAAACCCTTTGATGGAGTGCTGTATGGTAAGATCACCTTTCACTGTGCGCTGTTTCGGTTCAGTCGTGACAAGTTCTCGGCAAAGCTCCATTGACGGTGCAATGCGCAACTGTTCAGGCTTGATCATTTGCCATACTGCGTTACGGGTGCGTTTGGTGCGACTGTGAATGTGTTTATCATTCCAATAGATGCGCCATTTTTCAGAATCTTGATTCAGTTCCTCAATGCTTTGGATGTTTTTGCCACGTAGCAAACCCTCATACTGGGTTTCAATCAGGTTATTGGCTTGTTCGACTTGTCCCTTGGCTCGTGGATTGCCTGCTTCGTGGGCAATAAATTCCACGCCTAAGCGGATCAGTAAATTCTTAAACAGGCCACTGGTGTTGGCTGAACCTTTATCTGCATAGAGGATGAATGGAACCCCGTGCATTGGTTCTTTTAGGCTGCGTTTTTGAATCGTATTTAAAAAGACGTTGGTCAGGTTTTCGCTGTTTTCACTACCACCTACATATTCAAAATAGATTGATCCAGAGGTGTGGTCTGTTACGACATAGCGGATCACACGTTCTTTCTCAATTTTTTTGATATTTTCAGGTTTGTTCTTGTAGAACTTTTTCTCATCCATGACACACATGCCAGACTTTGGCAGGTAAAACACGACACAGACGGAGGCATCAATCTGCCAAACATGGTTTGGGTGTAGAGAACGTTGACGTGTATGTGGTGTTGGCAGTGCAAGCTGTTTTGGGTGGCAATGGTTCTGTTTCATCACTCGTGAAATCGTTGCTGCTGAAATGTCACCAACCAGACCATTTGCTTTGGCTACTTCTAAAGCAACGGTAATTGGTGTGGTTTGTTTACCGTTGGCACGAGTACGGTCTGCAACAAAGCCTCCCACAAATTCAGCTGCTTCCACACTTACAATGGTTTTACCCTTGTCGCTGCGCTGCTTACGTCCAGTGCTAAAACCAACGGTTTCAAGTCTGCGATAGAGTTCTGCATTGCTGATGTTTAAATGAGTACAGGCACGTTTGGCGATTGCCCCTTTCTTACCATGACCTGCTTCGGTAAGCTCTGCGGCAATTTGGCGCAAATAGTCGATTTCGGCTAGGTTTGGGGTGGTCATGGCTTATTCCTCAACTGGATCAGTTGGTTCGTCAGTTATCCATGACGGTTTAACTATTTCTTCAAAATTGACCTGTGTACCTAAGCTTTGTACATATCCAGCGATACGTTGACAGGCATAAATGAGCAATTCATCAATGTTTTCATAAAGCTGTGGGAGGTCTTTTGCGTCTGCCGTGTCAATTACACCGCCTATATCATTGGTGAACTTCGTAAATGCAGGTAAGAAAGCATCTTTTGCAGCATTCAATTTTGCTATGGCTGCCTGTTCAAACTGTTGCTGTTCAGACTCAGCACGTTCTTTAATCTGTGCAGGGCTTTTTAGCTTTGCATTTTCAGCAAGTAACTCATTGGCTTTTTGGTCTTTGGTTTTGATGACCTGTTCTTTAGCATCAATATCGGCTTTGGCATCACGCAGAGCTTTTTTAAGCTCACGTACAGACATGGTTTCGATGGTGTCAAGTGATACGTCGCCAATGCTGCCACCTTGTTCTATAAGCTCTATTTCATCATCATCAAGCATGACAAGTTCTAAAAGCTTGGTTTGATTTCCAGCTTTCTGCAAAAGCGAATTCGAATTCGTTTTTGAGAATTTAAGAACGGCTGACATAAATTTCTGTGCCATTCTTGGTGTGAAATTTAACATTTCAATACGTTTGTTAAATTCACCATGTGGAGTCTGTTCTTTAATAAGAAGTAATCGTTTTCCAATTTCCATGCAGGACTCAACAGTACGCTGTTGATAAAACCGAACTTCATCTTCTAGTGAACCTAGAGCTAAAGACCCCTCATAACCAAGTTGGGCTGCTAAAGTTCCAAGTTTCTGGGCGTGACCTGAAATGGTAACTTCTGTTGTATGTTCTAAATCCATGCGTTTCACCGTTAATAAGTAGATGTACGTTGTTCAATTTCGGCAATTCGTGCCTTAGCTCTCTCAATTTCGGTGAGATGGCTTTTGGCTATCTTGACCATCGCTGTGCCGAGCGTAAAAAGTCCGTTTTCTTCTTGTTTTGCAAGTCCTGCGGCAATTAAGGTTTGAAGTTGACGATGAATCTGTGCTGGTGATTCTCCTAATTTTTCTGCAAGGTCTTGGTTACTCACACCTTGCAAACTATGTCCGCTTAATGCTTTAAGCACGTTGAGAACTTTTTCGGCTGATTTAACTGTGCTCATGATTTACAGTCCCCATTTTTTGTAGGTATTAGACGCAAGTCGAGTCATGGCTTGATCGGCAAGTCGCTGCATTTCCTCTTGACGATTTTTTTTTGCTCTTAGGATTCTCTGTGCTAATTTTTTGGCATGTTCTTGTGGGATTGCCTGAATGTCATATAAAGCAAAAACATAAGAGGTTGCCTGCTGTTCAAAAAAATCAAGCATGGAAACATTGGTGCTACTTGAAATTGAGGCTATAAGTTGGGTAATTCGCTCTTCGCCAATTTCTGCGGATTTAACTGTGCTCATTGATCAGCTCCTCGATTTCGGTTACTCGTTCCTCAATGGATTTCAAGGTTCCCTGATAGTACCCACGCATGTATGGGTGGCTGTCTGGGCCATTGCCAGCTCTGGTTGATTCCTCGTTAGCCCACGCCATACGATCTTTTATTTCTTCAAGTAGTTCCTGTATTTCAGAAATGTTTTTCATTTGTGTGGCCCTCGAATTTCACTGCTGTTGTATTTGAGAGAAGCGAGTTCTTGCTGTAGCAATTCGTTATCTAGCTCTGCCATGAACCAGCCGAAATAGCCCAGCGTTACAACGAAAATGAAAATAAACGTTAGGGCGTGATCTTTTTTTGTCATGACCTTTTCCTTATTGTTGTTATGCAAAGTTTGGGTAAATTGTGCTATTTTTAGCGTTAATGGTGGGTTTGGCTTTCATGCCAAGTGCAACAGCAATCTGAAAGCCTTTGCCTTTGGTAGCTTTGTTATAGCCATTGATGACACGGTAAACCTCGCTTGGATCAAAGTTGTTACGAACTGACCAAGCGTGAACAGTGTCACCACATGCAATAAAGTCTTTTTTGACTTGTTCGCCTGTTTTAAGTTGAGTCATGGTTTAAGCCCTGTTTTTAAATCGTGATTTTCTGGCAATATTGGTGAGAATCTTCACCTATTAACGAGACAATAGAACATATATGTTCTATTTTCAATGTGGATTTACCTTTAAATGTTACATTTATGTTCTGATAGATTAAAAAATGAGCGAAAAAAATTAAAGCTAACTCAACAAAAATTGGCTCTATTGCTTGATGTTAGTGATATGACGATTAAGCGTTGGGAGACTGGTGCTACAGCTATACCAAGTGACAAATTAATTCTTATGAAAAATCTTGGTTTTGATATTTCTTATGTATTATTTGGTGAAACAGAACAAACATATTCTCATGAAGAAGAACTGCTGATTATTAAATATCGTCAAGCAACTACAGACGTTAAAGATAAAATACTTGCTGCATTATTTAGGCTTGAAAGTGAAACGACAGGTGATGTCGTAAAAAACCACAAAAATAGTGTAAAAGGTCAGCAAATTGGTGATAATAATCAGCAGCATAACCACTTTGCATCACAACAAAATAGTTCGATTAATATTGAAAATCAACATGGTGGATCAATTGTGGGGATAAAGAATAAATAAGACTCTCAGGTGGTGTACCATGAATGAAAGAAAAACAGTTTACCAATCCGTTGATATGAGTGTTGGACAACTCATAGGCGGTAAGATGACGGGTGTCGAAAATACTTTAATAAATTATTCTACCTTTATTCCTCCAGAACCCTACAGTGCGGAAGCAATACAATGTCCTCGTCAAAGTTGTAGAAAATGGATCTATAAAGATAATAAAGAATGCGAATATTGTAAGTTCGATTTGGCAGATTACTGGTACAGAATGGATAGAGATAGACGGAAAGCTTTTTTTGATAAACGGGTAAGCCAAGTTTGGTTTATTGGTTTGGGATGTTTGGCTTTCGCTTTTGTTTTGCTTCAATTTACCTCGTCAATATTTGTCGGAATGTTATTTATTATAGGCATGCTGGCTGTAGCAGTAGCAAATAGTGCCAAGTTTGAAGGCTAGTCTCTTTTAAGGAATAATTAATGAAAAAGGTTTTATTAGTTGTTGCATTAACTGCAACAGTTTTAGTTGGGTGTTCTAAACAGCCAAATACTGAAACTAATAATGAAAAAATGACTCAACCAGTTGTAGCTCAACCTGCTGCTGATGAAAAAACTGATACTGAAAAAGGTGCTGAACAATTATTATCGAAAAATACGTTACCTGAAGCAATTGAAATGATAAAACCTACTATGTCAGATGAGTTTAATGCTTTTCCAGCAGCAGCTGGTGTTGTAGCTTTCTGGATGGAAAATAAACATACTAAAATTAGTGATATTAAAAATATTCCAACCAGTACGCGTGGTAAGATTTTAAAAGACTCATTTAATGAACGTGGTAAACGTTTATGTGTAAGTGGGACTATTGTTGAGATTCAGGTGGATCGCTCTGGTGGTTTTCCAGCATATCATGCTGGTCTTGCAAGTAATTATACAGATTTCACACGAGTATTAGCTGTTGGTTCTACTGGGGAATTGGTTGCAAATTCCAGTGCAACTTTTTGTGGTGTTGTAATTGGTAAAATTGGTTTTAATAATGCCGTTGGTGGTACAACCAATGCTCCTTATTTAGTTGGAATGTTTGACTTACCTGAAAATAAATAAATTAAACGGAAGTCTTTCCGCCTAATATAAAAATAGTTTAATCAGCATTATGACCTCATCATTCGATGAGGTTTTTTTGTTGTGGCTAAAACTTTTCAGGATGCTCTAAAACGAGTACTTCAACATGAGGGTGGTTATGTAGACCATCCATCAGACCCAGGTGGTGAAACCAATTTTGGGATCACCAAAGCCGTTGCCAGAAATTATGGCTATAGCGGTTCAATGCGGAATATCCCTGCTGATGTGGTCGAAAAAATCTATAAGAACCAATACTGGGATGCAATGAGCTGTGACAACTTTCCCTTTGCTGTCGCATTTCAGTTGTTTGATGCAGCAGTCAATCATGGCTTGCCCAATGCCCGAAAAATTCTACAGCGAGCCGTAGGCGTTAAGGATGACGGCATTATTGGTGCAATCACACTCAATGAGATTCGCAAGCAGCCCCAGTTTGCTCTGATCAATTTATTCAATGCTGAGCGTATCCAGTTTTATACACGTATCTCAACCTTTAACACTTTTGGTAAAGGCTGGATGAGTCGTGTCTCTGGCAACCTTAAATATGCTGCGGATGATATGCGATGAAAAAGAGTTCTTTAAGTCAGCTAGTTAAAGCTGAAAAATGTATTGCCAAGAATGAGCAAATTTCCCACTTCTTGGAACGCGCTCATGATGATTTTAACGATAAGTTGGATTACACATGGAAAGATGGTTATGAAACTGGTGTTCGTGACACAAATGCAGTTTGCAAACCAAAAATCGAAGAGCAAAAAGCTCAGCTGCTGGATCAAGCCAAACGTCATCAGAAGCGTGTGGATGAGCTAAAAGCTCAGGTTCCAATTATTCCTGATTATGTGACAGGTTTTTTTGATGAAACGGTACACACAGGTCTGATTGTCCAAAACTGGCATACAGCATGGAAGTGGTTATCCACTTGGGCGTTTGCAGCTATTGGCTATGTTTCCCTCTACGGTATCCCCCCAGAAGTTCTTGCATTAGTTCCTGAAGCATCCCAATCAAAAGTCACCGCTGCTCTGGCACTGCTCGGCTTTGTGGGTCGCTTTATTAATCAAAGTAAACCTAAGCCGTTGCCACCTGCTTCTGATGAAATTAAGGAGCACACATGACCATCCAGCTTGAAGCCTATCAAGTATTTCTCATTCTGTCGGCTGTGCTTAGCGCAGTCGCTGGCATGATCAAAATGATGGGTAGTCAGATTAATAAAAACATTCAACAAAACTTTGAATCTACCAATCAAAAAATTGAAGAAGTTTCTCGTCAAGCGGTTAAGGGGCAAGAAGAAGTCCGTGAACTGGAACGTAAATTTCTGGAATTTAAAGCTGATATGCCTTTTCGTTACATTGCCCGTGATGACTATATTCGTGGTCAAACCGTTATTGAAGCAAAGCTTGATGCCTTGGCTGAAAAGCTTGAGAAAGTTCAGATTAAGCAAGGAATTAAACCATGAGTTTCGATGTTCAAAAAATCCGTCGTGAAGGTATGCGTTGGCACTTACTTAATGCTTTAGATAAAGCTCGTCCACTAGGTGCGATGGATACATTGCTGCTAGACGTAATGCGTGCTTTGTACCCTGATACAACACCACAAGAATTACATGTTCAGTTGGACTATTTAGAAGAACGAAAACTGGTTGAAATTACAAAACAACCAGATGGTCACTGGCATAGCAAACTTGATCGGTTAGGAATTGATATGGTCGAATACACCATTGATTGCCAAGCTGGTATTGCGCGTCCACAAAAGTATTGGAACTGAGGTGAATCATGGCACGTGAATCCTCAATTGACCAGTTAAGTAATGATGATAAAACTTGGCTAGATAAACGCTTTATTGATAAGGGTTTTTGTGGCTATGAGGAAATCGCCGCAATTCTGCAAGAGCGTGGTTATAACGTCAGCAAGTCCAGTGTGCACCGCTATGGTCAAAAAGTTGAACAAAAGCTTGCTGCGGTTCAAGCCAGTACACAGGCTGCAATGATGATTGCAGATGCTGCTCCAGATGATAGTGATATGCGAAGCTCTGCTGTTTTGTCATTAGTACAGACCGAGTTGTTCAATGCATTGGTTGCCTTGCAAGAAGCTGATAATGAAGATGCAGACCCAGCAGATCGAATCATGCTCATGGCTAAAGCAGGCAAAGGAATTGCAGAAATTGCCAAAGCTTCAGTCAATCAGAAAAAATGGGAGTCTGAAGTTAAAGAGCGTGTTCAAGCTGCTGCCAAAGCGGTTGAAAAAATCGTTAAAAAAGGCGGCATGTCTAAAGATACAGTTGACGAAGTGAAAAAAGAAATTTTAGGAATTATTGGATTATGAGTGAACAAGCTGTCATTGATCCAAGAGAGATTCTTAACTCAGCTGGCTATGAAGATGTGCCTGCTGTTTTGTTGCCATATCAACAAGAATGGATTGCTGATAAGAGTCCATTGAAAGTGGCTGAAAAATCTCGGCGTATTGGTTTGACTTGGGCTGAAGCTGCGGATTCGGTATTAGATGCTGCAAGTGATGCTGGGCAGAATTGTTATTACCTTGGTTATAACAAGGACATGACCGTCGAATTTATTCAGGCTTGTGCGATGTGGGCAAAAGCATTTGATGCGGCTTGCAGTGATGTTGAAGAAGGTCTTTGGGAGGATGGTGATAAGCATATCCAGACTTATACGATTCGCTTTCCAAAGTCTGGTCGTCGAATTGAAGCTTTAACTTCACGTCCATCCAACTTACGTGGTCGCCAAGGTCGTGTGATTCTCGATGAGTATGGTTTCCATGAAAAGAAATCTGAGCTTTTGAAGGCAGCTATAGCACTACTGATCTGGGGTGGATGTGTTCGTGTGATCAGTACACATGATGGCGAAGACAATGAGTTTAATGACCTGATTAAAGAAATTCGTTCTGGAAAGCGTAAAGGTACAGTACATCGCACAACTTTCCGTGAGGCTGTTGAACAAGGTCTATATAAGCGTGTTTGCTTGCGTAAGAAAATTAAATATAAAAAATCTGAAGAACAACTTTGGGTTGAAGATACTTACAAGTTCTATGGTGATGCAGCTGATGAAGAACTGGATGTTATTCCAAGTAAAGGTGGTGGACGCTGGTTGCCATTGTCTTTACTTGAGGGCAAAAAGGATTCTTCTGTTCCAGTCATTCGGTTTGATGCCCCAAAAGGTTGGGATGACTTTAATAGTGTCAGTGAAGAGACTCGGAATGCTGAGGTTAAAGAGTTCTTTGAGGAAAATTTATTGCCAGTATTGGAAAAGTTTCCAGCCAAAGCAAACAGTTTTTATGGACTAGATTTCGCACGTAAGAAAAACGCATGTTCTTTCTGGCCGTTGATTGAACAGCAAAATACCAAGAAGAAAATCCCATTTCTTTTTGAGATGTTTAAAGTCCCCTACAAGCAACAAGAGGAATTTTTACGACTCATTGTTGCCAAGCTTCCTAACTTCAGTAAAGGTGCGCACGATGCTGGTGGTAACGGTGGTTTCTTAGCTGAAGCAATGCAAGTGCTGTATGGTGATCGAATTGAAGCAGTTATGCTGACTGAAGCATGGTATCGAGAACATACACCACATTTCAAAGCATCTTTGGAAGATGGTGATATTGAGAATATGCCAGCTGATCAGGACGTCATGGAAGATCACCGAGCATTTGTCTTAATCAATGGTGTTGCTCGTATTCCAGCAATGGGGAAATCTAACTCAAACAATAAAGATCGACATGGTGACAGTGCGATAGCACATTTACTTGCGGATTATGCTGCTAAAAATCCAAGTGCGCCTATTGAATTTACAGCATTGCCAACACGTGCTGAAATTGAAATGAATCCAGATGATTATGATAGTTGGTACAGTGATGTTGGGTGCATGTAATTTAATAGCCCTAGTTTGTTTTATAAAACGGTTTTTAGCGATTTAAAGCCATTTCAGCAACAATGAGTCGTATTTGATTTTAAGTCGCTAAAATCGCGCTTTCTGAGCGATTTAAAAATTCTAAAAATAAATGGAAGTCTTTCCGCCTAATTTTAAATAAGTCAAAAAACAATAATGGTGCAAAATCCTCAAACTGTATTTGCGCTATGGCTAAGAAAAAACCTAAATCCAAAACTCAGGATCGTTCAGCACTTGAGCAGAACCAGACTGCTGATGTGGCATGGCTGGCGAACCAGTGGCAAGAGCATCCCGTTGTTGGCCTGACTCCACAACGGCTTCACCAGCTCCTGACCAATGCCGAACAGGGTAATTTACAGGCACAGGCCGACCTCTTCTGTGATATGGAAGAGCGTGATGGTCACATCTTTAGTGAAATGGACAAGCGTAAGAAAGGCATCAATGGTCTAGCGTGGGGAGTCAATCCACCAAAGAATGCCAGCGAAGCTGAACGCAAAATTGCTGAAGAAGTTGCTGAATGGATTGATGACATCACCAACTTTGAAACATTTTTGTTTGATGCAATGGATGCAGTTGGTCATGGTTATTCTTGCCAAGAAATTGAATGGCATCAAGTAGGTGTTCTATGGCTGCCGAAGAGTTTTGAGTATACCAATCCACGTCATTTTATGACTCCACAGAATCAACCGAATGAACTGCGTCTCAATGATGGTTCACCTGATGGGCTTGAATTTCTGGATTTCGGCTGGTTTATCCATAAACATAAAGCGAAATCTGGCTATATTGCCCGATCAGGCCTGCACCGTGTGCTGGCGTGGCCGTTCCTGTTTAAAAATTATGGCATCCGTGATGTCATGGAGTTTCTGGAGACATACGGCCTGCCAAGTAAAATCGGTAAATATCCAAGTGGTGCAACAGAAAAAGAAAAAATGACCTTGCTCCGTGCTGTGATGAGCATTGGGCGTAATGCGGGTGGCATTATCCCGCATGGCATGGCGATTGATTTTGAAGCGGCAACCGATGGTGATACCAAAAATCATTTTGACCTTGTGAAATGGTGTGAGCAAACCGAGTCCAAAGTCATTGTCGGTGGAACGTTGTTATCTCAGGCTGATGGCAAGACCAGTACCAATGCCCAGAGCCAAACACATGAAATTCAGTTTGAGAAACTGGTCAAATCTGATGCGAAACAGCTTGCACGTTCGATCAATGATTCTTTAATCAGTCATTTGATGCGGATCAATTATCCAGAGATTGCCCCTGATCGTTATCCGTCATTTTATTTTGACACGACTGATACTGAAGATATGGAAGTCTTTAGTGAGGCATTGCCAAAGCTGGTTGAAATCGGCTTTCAAATTCCGCGTGCTTGGGGACATAAAAAGCTGGGCATTCCTGAGCCTGCGGATGATAAGGAACCTGTGCTTGCAGTTGTGCAACAAGCCCAGCTTGCAGTTAATCGCATGGCACTGCCTGCCCAGTATCTTGCAGCATTGAATCAGAATCCTGTCAGCTCAGCACATCCAGCCGAATTGTCTGCCATCTATTTTCAGAATCTGTTGGATGAGCAAGTGCAGCAAAGACTGGATAACCAGCATGTGCAACAGCAGGCTGAGACATTGTTACCCCAGTTAATTGAACGTCTAGGACAGGCAGATGACATTGAGGGTGCCTTGGCAATGCTGACAGAGGCATTCCCTGATCGTGACCTGCAAAGTCTACAGGATGATCTGGAAACCTTGATTTTTGCCAGTGATGTATTGGGGCGTTTGTCTACCCATGAGGGGCGCAAGCGTGGATAAACCCTTACTGAATATGCTGTTTGGGCAACCGCCCCAGCGTGCCATTGAATATTTGCAGCAAAAACAGCTCATGCCATCTGAGGATTGGTGGCGTGTACAAGGCAATGCCCATAACCATGCCTTTGTTGTAGCCCACATGACCCAGCTTGACCTGCTTGAAGATGTGCGTAAATCACTGATTGAGGCCCAAAAGAATGGCTGGGATTTAAAGCAGTGGGCTGCCCATATTGAACCCAAGATGAAAGCCAAGGGCTGGTGGGGGAAAAAAGAAATCACCACTGAAGCTGGTACCCGTGAGGTTCAGCTTGGCAGTCCATATCGGCTTAAAACCATTTACCAGACCAATATGGCTCAGGCGTATGAGGCTGGTCGTCAGTCGGTCATGTGGGATGACAATGAGCTGTTTCCGTATGTGATGTACAGCGCGATTCTGGACAATAAAACCCGTCCACGGCATCGAGCCTTGCATGGCGTTGTCATGCGTAAGTCTGATCCTGCATGGGCTGCGATAGCACCCAAAAATGGTTATAACTGCCGTTGCACCATCATTGAGCTGATGTATGGCGAAGTGGATGGGAAAGAAATCAGGGTTTACGACAGTGGTAAATACCTGCAAGTCTATGATGTTGATGTGGGTCATGGCGGTGTGGCTAAAGTTGCAAGACTGGACTTTCCAGATCGACCATCGTTTCAAACTGATGCTGGCTGGGTTGGTCGCCCTCAGTTGCTACCGACAAGACAGCTTATGGATAAGGCTGCGGCTGCTGAACCACGTTTAGCATCTAATGTGGTTAAGCAGGTTCTTCAGAATAAGCCTGTAGCAAGTCAATACAATGATGAGGTCAAGCAATGGATTCAGGGTGTCGATCCAAAGCGTGCCAATAATGAAATGCGTATTGTTGGGACACTTGATCCTGAGTTTGTAAAGGTTCTATCTAGTCGAAATATTGCGCTGGATAGTGCTGCTCTGGTTGTGCATGACAAGTACACGCTGGGTCATCTTGATAAGGAGCGTAAAAAGCATGACCGTGAATGGGTGGAAAATATTGTTGATCACTTGAATGGTCGGCATGATTTGTATCTGGATGTAGAAACCAATACGCCTTTGCTGGTATTTGATGTAGAGCGTGATGGTCATGTCTACAAGCTTGTACTTCAGATCAACAAGGCACTCAATGCCAGGGATCAGACTGGCAGCAAGCAGAAAATCACAGGAAATTTGATACGGACGATTGTGATTGAGGAGCTGGTCAATTTGACCAATGGTAAGCGTTATGAATTTCTTGGAAGTAAAAAGTGAGCTGGTTTGGGACTCGAACCCAAATAGACGAAGTATAAACTCCGATGCTTTCCCATCAGCTACTTCAGCCCACTCTTTGTTTTAGTTTAGTTTGAATTTTAAACAGGTGCAATATGTCAGGTATTTTCTTAAATGATGAGGAGCTGCGGAAAAGGCTACAGCTTGTTGCATCTCGGCTGCAAAATCCGCTTGAGTTGACCTCTACACTTGAACGGGTGCTCGTCAGTCAAACGTTGCAGAATTTTCATGCCAATGGTCGTCCTGCTTGGGATGAATTGTCACCCGTAACTCTTGAAATTTATCGCAAGCAAGGCATTACACCTCAAGGTATTTTGCAGCGTTCACCTGCTGGATTGAAAGCCAGTATTCAGGGTGATCATGATCGGGATTCGGCAACAGTCATGGCTGGTTCTGGTCAGAGTAAGAACTATGCAGCGATTCATCAGTTTGGTGGCATGGCTGGTCGTGGACGTAAAGTCAAAATTCCTGCTCGACCGTATTTGCCAATTGATGGAAATGGTTTTCTACAACCCGAAGCTGAAAATGCTGTGGGAATGGTGGCTGGTCATTACTGGCAAAAAATATTTAATCCCTAACCCCCTCTAAATCTCCCCCTTATCGGGTGGAGACTTCTTAAATTAAACGGAAGTCTTTCCGCCTAATAATAAAAAGCTGGTGATGCGATATTGCCAGCATGAAAAAGACCTTACTCGCAGCTTCGTGCTCATTCGACTTATCCGCATTATCAGATCACTTTGTATTGATTCCTGAAGGTGTCTTTCGTAGTGAGATTGATGGTCGCCCTTATGACGCGCCACACTGGAAATTGACTCCAGAGCGTGGTCGCCAGATTGTTGCTGCTTTAAATCAGCGTCAAATCGACATGGTTATCGATTATGAGCACGCAACATTGAAGTCTAAAACGACTGGTGAACCTGCGCCTGCTGCTGGATGGTTAAAATCTGCTGGTTTCACCTACATTGAAGGAGTTGGATTATGTAGTACTAACTTTGAATGGCTTGATAAAGCCAAGGCCCATATTGAAGCCAAAGAATATAAATATATCTCACCAGTATTTCTTTATAACAGTGTCGGTGAAATCACCACTCTGATTAATGTCGCCCTAACCAATACCCCTGCATTAGACCAGTTGCCCGAAGCCAAGCTTGCTGCGGCAGCACAGGAGTTTTTTGCCCAAAATTTACCACAGGATTCCAAAATGGATGAGTTATTAGAACAATTGCGCTGGATGCTGAACCTGCCTTTATCCGCAACTGCGGAAGACATCTTGGCAGAGCTTGGCAAGCTTCAGCAGCAAATTAAAGAAAAAACAGGTGTGGCTCTCGCAGCAAACAGCCAAAACCTTTTTGACGCAATTGCTGCAATTGAACAGCTTAAGCTGGCGGCAAACAGTCAGGCCACACCTGATCTCACACAGTATGTACCGATGGCTGTCTATCAGGAAGCGGTAAATCAGGCCAGTACATCAGCAGCTCAGGCCAAGGCCAAAGAGATTGATGATCTCATTCTGGCGGCTTGTAGTGATGGGCGCTTGACTGGTGAGGCAACCATCAACTGGGCAAAGGATCAGGCAAAAACCAATCCTGATTTTATTAAAACCCATATTGAAAGCTTGCCAAAAATCGCCGCCTTGTCCCAACGCCAGACGAGCACAGTAAATCTTTCTGGTGGTCAACAGTACCAACAAAGCCAGCCCGATGACATTGCGGTCTCAATTGACGCGCAACTAGGAATTTAAGGAGCAGCCAATGGCTAAAACTGAAATTGCAATCGTCACGGAGATTCGTGACGGAGAACTGATGCCCATCCCGTTGTTGGCGGCAGCAGTCATTTTACAAGGCACGTTTGCAGTGGTTGATGGCACTGGACATGGCATCGCATCGGATGATGTTGGTGGTGCAGACCAAATCTGTTTAGGCATTTGGGATCAAAGTGCTGAGAATACGGGTGCAAATGGTGATCTATTGGGTTTGGTGCGTCGCAACAAGCAGTTTTTGGTGCGCAACTCTACAGCCGATCCAGTCACTCAGGCGGATTTTGGCATTCAGGTTTATGTCGAGGATAACCAAACCATTGCAAAAACGGATGGTGCGGGTACTCGTTCGCTCGCTGGTCGTTTTATGGGTTTTGATACGCAATTTGATGATTGCGTCTGGGTGGAGATTTAAGCAATGCTTTTTAATGAACAAACAGCACAGCGTGTGCTGAACAACCTTAAAACCAGTCTCAAGAAAGTGTTCGATGCTGCATTTGAGGCAGCGCCGAGCCAGTGGGATCAGGTTGCTATGGAGGTGCCGAGTAGCGGTGCATCCAATACCTACGCATGGATTGACAAGTTTCCAAAGTTACGGAAATGGGTTGGAGACAAGGTTGTCAAACAACTGTCAGCACATGCCTACACCATCAACAATGACGATTTTGAGGCAACTGTCGAAATTGACCGTAACGATATTGAAGACGACAATTTAGGCATCTACAAGCCACAAACACAGATGGCTGGTGAATCTTCAAAACAATGGGCGGATGACCTTGTTTTCACTACCTTGACCAATGGTTTTGATGAAAAGTGCTATGACGGTAAAACGTTCTATGCGACTAATCATGAGGTTGGTGAGGGTAAAAATAAAAAGCTGGTTTCAAACCGCCTGAATGTACCTTTAAGCGCCGATACATTGGCTGCCGCCAAAGCAAGTTATGGCGCTGCGCGTACCATGCTGCGTAGTATGCGTGATGAAGAAGGTCGCCCACTGAACCTGAATCCGAATTTGCTCATCGTTCCCCCTGCACTGGAAGACACCGCGAATGCGCTGATGACAGTGGATCGTCTGGAAGATGGAAAGCCAAATCCATATAAGGGTACGGCAAAAGTTCTGGTTGTTGGTTGGTTAAAAACCGATACCGAATGGCATTTGCATGATGCATCCAAACCAGTGAAAGCCATTATTTTTCAGCCTCGTAAGAAGCCAGTTTTTGTACAGCAAACTGATACTTCCAGCGATTCTGTATTTATGCGTAAAAAGTTTAAATACGGTGCTGAAGCGCGTGGTGCAGCAGGTTATGGCCTGTGGCAAATGGCTGTAGGTTCTACGGGAGCATAGGTCATGTATGTAACGGCAGCTGCGATGATCAGGAAATTCGGTGAGCGTGAACTTATTCAACTCACTGATAATGAAGCGCCTTATCAGGATGTAATTAACCATGACAAGCTGAATGCGGCCATTGAAGAGGCAAACAGTGAAATTGATGGTTGGTTGCAAGGTCGCTATAAGTTGCCGTTACATGACATCCCTCCATTTTTGGTCAATATTGCTTGTCACATGGCTCGTTATCATGCCTGCACTCAGGCTATTGCTGAAAATAGTCCAATCAGGATTCGCTATGACGATGCCTGTAAAAAACTTAAATCAATTTCAAAGGGTGAAATGGGTTTGGGCGGTACGCCAGCTGGTGAGTCTGTTCCAACAGAGTCATCATCGAACAATGTGGTCCTTGTTGTTGGCCGTCGTGATTTTGGAGGTCGTTCATGGTAGACCTAGACCTCGCAATTGTTGAGCAAGGCATTAAAGATGTCTTGGCTCGACAGATTCAGCAAAAAATCTGGACGTGGATACGTGAAATCAAGACCTATGGCGGTGAGTTTGATGATGACACTCTGGCTTGGGTTGATACATTTCCAGCGATATGGGTAACTTTTCAGGGTTCTGGCACACCCAAGAAAACCAGCCATAACAAGACTGAGTATCCAGTGACCTTTGTTGTTTTAGTCGGTGCTCGTTCCATGCGAAATGAAGAGGCGCAGCGGCATGGTGCTGGTCGTGATATTGGTACTTTTTTAATGCTCAAGCATGTTAAAAAACTGCTAATCGGTAATGACCTGTCTTCAGTCGGTGTGGTTGGTCTTGATCCGCTGGAACTGGGTCGCACTAAAACCATTTTCAATACTAAAACTCGTAACCAGTCAATCAACGTTCTTTCTCAAGAGTTCACGACTCAATACACCATCACTGCTTCAGACCGTGACCGTGAAGAGGAAGCGACTGATGCATATATCCACCGTATTAACATTGACTACTACTTTGAGCCAAATGACGGTTTCAAAGACGAGTCTGACTTAATTGAATTACAGGAAAACTAAGCTATGCCTATTCCTCAATTGAAAACGCCAGGTACTTATCTGGATGTAAATATCAACACACAGCGCACGGGTTTGCCAGCTAATATTCACAAGGTTTTATTCGTCACCAATGATGATCAACCAGAACCAGAGAATGGTAATGCGATGCCCATTTCGATTTATGACAAAGCAAAAGCCGATCAAATCTATGGAGCAGATAGTGAAGTTGGTCGAATGATCACTGCTGCAATTAAGACTAACCGTGTTGTGGATGTGCAAATGTTGGGAAAGCCACAAGCGGAGGTGTAAACCCCGATCCTGATCCTGAAGAAATCGGCGGAATTAGATGGCGTGTTCAAGGTGATCCGACTTGGTACGAATGGGCTGGACAAAATGTTGAATGGGGCTTTAAGCAAAATCTAAATATCAATGAATTGATTGTGCTGGACGGAGTTTTATCGCTTGGTGATCAGAGCTTTTTAAACAATCAGATTGCCAGCTTGGTTTTACCAGATTCTGTTCAAAGATTTGGGCAAAATGCTTTTTTTTCTAATGCATTGACATATCTTGAAATCGGCTCAGGTGTCACTTTACTTGGCAACTATGCATTTAAAGACAACCAGCTTGAATCAGTAACGATCCATGCGGTTAATCCGCCTGACTTCTTTTCACTATCATATTTGCCATTTGACAATAATCCACTTACAGCGATTTATGTACCTGCTCAATCAGTAGCAGCATATAAATCCAATCAATATTGGTCAGTTTATTCTGAACTGATATACGAGATATCAGAGGTTTAAATTATTTATGTCTATTCAAGAAACAATCGCCCCATTGGGCCATACAATCATTGCCTTGTCAGCTCCACCAGTTGACTTGACAGCAACAACAACTTGGATTGATCACTTAAACTCTGTGAGTGATGCGATCAACCAGAAGCCAGCTATTTTGGTCATTCCCTTTGCCGATGTTGAAGACGCTGAAGAGTTTGCTGCACAAGCGTCAGTCGAAACTTCATACCGTGTGGTATGTGTTTGCTATCATGGTGCGTATGGTCAGGAACCAGAACTTGCGGCAGCAATGGCGGCAGCTCTAGCTGACTCTAATGATCCAGCTTTACCTTTCAATGGTGTGAATCTCGGTGGTATCAATGCGGTTGAAGATCAGTACAAACTGACTTTTGAACGTATTGAAGCAGCACTGAATCATGGTGTCTGTATGATCGACACGGGTGCAGATGGCAAGCCAGAGATTGTTCGCGCTGTGTCTACATACCGCATCAATCCTGATTCTGGTATTGAGGATGATCTGATGCTCGACATCAACGGTGCGCTGGTGATTGACTATACACGCAAAGTGATTCGAGCTGATCTGGCAAAAGAGCGTCGTCGCAAAAATACAGCCGCACAGCGTCGTAATGTGCGTTCAATCATCTTGAAGCGTTTGACGCAGTTGGATGATGCAGAAATCTTGCAGGATGTTCGTGACAATGCTGATCAACTGACAGTCACTGCTGATCAGACGGATCGCTATCGTGTCAATGCAAAGATTCCTGCTGATTGGGTTAGAGGTATGCACGTCATTGCTGGAACGATTGACGTATATTAATTTGTTGAGGTATAGAAAATGAATCAAATATCAACCGTAGCTCAAGGTGTAATTGTTGCAATAGGTACTGGTTTTAATGTGTATGCAACTGTTGCGAATGCAATGGATGCAGTCGAAAATCAAGGAGTTTTGACAGGCAACCAGAAGAAAGAAGCTGTTATTGCTTTCGTGAAAGGTTTTGTTGAGAATTGGGATGAATGGAAGCCTCTGGTTTCTATTTTTATTGATCAGTTAAAGGCTGCCTATAATGCTGTAAAGGTTTTATTCAAATAATTAGTTCTGAGCTGTTTAAAAATAAAAGCATCACATTTTGTGGTGCTTTATTTTTATGGAAGCCTTTCCGCCTAATAATTAAGAAATAGTTTTTGCACAATAGCCTCATGTTTTTATGAGGTCTCTCAAAATGGCTGAATATTCAGTAGGAACAATTGTTTTAAGTGTGGATGGTCAAGAATATGACTGTTCAAAATTTGGTGCAAAAAAATCAACTGGTGTAAAACCTCTCCCAACAATGAATCGTTTGCGTAAGGTGAAATTTGTCTCAAAAGGCATTGTTTCACATGAGCTTACAGCATCAGTTGTGATCCCTGAAGGTCGTGACGCTGTTGATTGGATGACCGTTGAAGAAGCGCGAATCTCAGTCGAGTCACCAGAGGGCGGTTTTCGTGAAACCTATATTGACTGTTATGTCACTGAAGTTAGTGATGCCTATGATGTCAATGGTGAAACAACTCGTGATTTGAGTTTGTTGTGTTTAGATTTCTTAAAAGAGAGTATGTAAAAAATGAGATTAAGTATTGTTGGTAGTTTAGTTGTAGCAATGACTGTGCTGGTAAAAGATGAAGCTGTTAAATGTAAAAGTGTTGAGCTGAGTGATTTGACCACAGGTGAAATGTTTGCGACTCGGCAACGTGCAAAAGATGGTGAATTTTGGGCAGTGCATGAGTTGGCAGCAAAAACCCAACTTGTGGATGATCAAGGCCGTAAACATACTGTGACCTATGAAATGTTGCGTGATACCTCATCGACCAATTTCAAAATGCTTGAAGAACTGGACTATCAGTTACAACTAAAGCTCAAAGCCGAGAGTTTAGAGAACCCATCCAGTTAATTGCATTATTGCATCAGGCTGGCATTGACTTGAAAGATGCTGAACAAATGCCAATGCACTATGCGTTGGCATTTTTGTCTGAGAAAGCAGATTTACTGCTGAAAGCAAAAGCTAAACTTGAGCATGAGCGGCCACAGAATACTCATGCAGCACCATCAAATACAACGACAAAAACCTATGCTTCAACTAAGCGAGTATGCAAATGAGTACCAGTACAGTTCAACTGCGTTTGCAGATTGTAGGTCAGCAAGCTCAGCAACAAATGCAACGTCTGAACCTGAACATCAATCAAGGTCAGCAACAACAACGGCAAAATCTAAATCAGATTTTAAATATCCAGCAACGGATAAATAGCTCTACACAGCAAAACGGACGCTATGGTCAGCAGCAGTTGCGTACTGGGCAAAGTATGGTGCAAACCAATCGTCTGCTTGCACAGATTTTGCAACAACAGCAACGTTCATCTAGTTTAATCAGCCAACAATTACGGCAACAAGAACGTTCTTACCAAGTACAGGTAAATGCTTTGCGTCAGCAGGTACGTGAAGCTGAACGGTTGCGCCAGCAGTTACAACAGGCTGGTAATGCACAACGTGATATGAATCGTCAAGCGCAAGGTGGCTTTGGTGGTCAGGGCTTGGTTTCTGGGGCTGCTGGTGCTGTGGCTGGCGGTATTGCTGGTGGTATGGTTCTTAATACTGCATTTCGTCCAGCCATGACCTATGATGAACAATTAAGTCGAATGGCCGTGATTGCAGCAGATGGCAAAGGCATTGAAGAAATGCGGCGTTTAAAGCCTGATCTGCGACAGACTATTGACTCATCTGCTTTGTCTGGCGGTTCAACACTACAGGATACGGCAGCAGCTTTAGACTCATTATTGGCTAGGGGAAAATATGGTTATGAGGGATCAAAGGCCATTTTACCAACAATCTCAGAAGCTGCTTATGCAGGTAATACCTCTGCTGTTGGTATGGCAACGCTCGCAGATGCGCTCGCGACTTATGGTATGAAAGGACAGCAAAATCTTGAAAAAGGTTTTGCGATGGCACTACGTTCAGGCGAACTGGGTGGGTTTGAATTAAAGGACATGCAATCTGATCTTGCACGGCAACTAGCACTGGCAACCACTGCTGGATATAGTGGCGAGGCAGGTTTGGCAAGCTTGCTGGCTCTAAATCAGGTGTCAATGGATGTTGCTGGTAACGCTGGAGAAGCTGGTAATAATGTAGTCAATCTATTGCAAAAACTTGGTTCGAGAGAGTTGAGCGATAGTATGGCCAAAGCTGTTGTTAATACAGAGGGGTTAGCAACACGCCCCACTTATAATAAGAAAGGTAAATATCTTGGAGAAGAATTTGATTGGAATAAACAGCTACAGGTTGGGCGTGAGCAAGGACGTTTTGGTGCTGAAGTCCTAGGTGATGTAATTGACCATCAGTTGACGAATAGTCCTGATTACCAACAACTTAAAAAACAGCTTGCAACTGCCCAGGGTGATGAGCGCAAGAAACTCATGGAAGACATGACTAATATTGTGTTAGGTGGAGAGATTGGTCAGATCATTGCTGATCGCCAGTTTTTAATGGCGGCGCTTGGACAGACGCTAGCTAGACAAAATGTTGATGAAACTGGTGTTAATCGGATTGATGGTTTAAAGAATGAGACTTTAAAAGCTGAATATAATCAAGTTATCAAGCCTACCGCTGGTTTTCTTAATGATCAGGCTTTTGGAAAAGAAGGTACAGCAAAAACCAATGCACAGATTGTTCGCCAAGATTCTTTTGATCGTATTGCAGAGGGTTATGGTACTGTTCTTGATAAGTTTTCGGAATTAACGCAAAAGTTTCCAGCATTTTCCCAAGGTTTATTTTTATCTAGTACAGGATTAGCTGCTTTGGCTGCATCGGCTGGTATTGCAAGTCTTGCAATGGGCAGAATGGGTGCTGGTGGGCTGTTAGGTGGTGCTGGTGCAGTGGCTACAGGGGGAACATTGGCAACTGCTGGTCAATTCGCTCTTGCAGGCGGTTTAGGCTATGGCATTGGTACGTTTGCACGCAATATGTATATGACAACAGAAACAGGCCAGAAATTTGATGATTTTCTTGGTGAAAAAATAACTCAAACCCTTGCATTATTTGGTAATGATAACGCTCAGGCTGCTCTAGAATCACAGGCAAAATATGATGAAATGATAGCCCAGCAGGAATCACAGAATCAGAAAATTGAAGAACAAACCCAACTCAGCAAAGACCTGTCAAATAAACTGAGTACCTTGATTACTGTTACCCAGCAGAATAAACCTGTGGTAAATATCAATGGTGGTTCACTGGTTGACCAGATTTCACAGCATGCTGCAAAAGAGGAAAAGCGTCACGGAGTTGATTTGCTCTCATATGGTCAAAAATAAATGGAAGCCTTTCCGCCTAATATAAAAGTTTAGTTTTTCGCACAATAAACCTCACTAAAGTGAGGTTTTTGTTATGGGCTGGAAAGATGATTTACAGGATGCGAGCTTTCGTGGTGTGCAGTTTGAATGCACGTCTACAAATGAATCTGGCTCTAAATCTTTAGCAGTCAAACAAGCCCCGTATTCAAATAAAGCTAATGTCGAGGACCTCGGCAACAACCCGCTCAAGATCAGCATCGAAGCTATCTTTTCTGGCGAAAACTATAAAATCGAAATGGATGCCCTGTGGGCTGCTCTGGTTGCCACTGGATCGGGTGAACTGATTCATCCAGTTCATGGGGTCATGCAAGTCTATGCTGAAAGCTATCAGATCGGTCACGTTGCTGAAGAAGTTGATGCATGCAAAATCTCAATCGAGTTTTTGCAGGCTGAAGACAAAGAACGTCCGCTATTTATTCCTATAGCTGTTCCTGTTTCAATTCCTTTATACAGCATTCCTGATTCACCAGTCACTGCACTTCAGTCAGTGCTGAAAAAACTACAGCAGTTTAATCCAAACAAGTTTTTTTCTTTCGTCAATAAAATCCGTGATGGCATCAGTGCAGCCCGTCAGTTCCTTGGCACGGTAAAAGGTGCAATAGAAAATGTCCTGTCACCAGACTGGATTGTCGGTCTTATAGACGATGCAACACGGCTGGCAACTTTCGATACCAACATTTCCGCGATTTCAAAGTGGCGTGATGTATTTAAGCGTGTACAGCGTTTTGAAAAGCTTTTTCAGAATGATGACGATACGCCAAAAGTCATGCAACAGACATGGCGGGCGGTTCAGGTTGCCACTGCTGTTGCTGTGACTCAGCAAGTTGTTGCGACTGTACGCAAGGAAATGGCTGAAAATAAAACCGTCAGTTTTACGCCTGTTGAGCTTGCTGTGATTCGTCAGGCCAATCGCAAACTGATTCAACAGGCCATCAACAGCGAACGTGCGCTGATCGCTGCTGCCACTGCTGCACAAAATAATAATGCAGGCATCACTGTTGAGGATGATGCTCCAGCCAGCGAACTGATCTTTATCGCAATGACACAGATTCAGGTCTACAAGCAGCTTGCTGACCAAATCCATCTACAGATTCAGGAATTGATTGAAGTACGTCCACCAATCACCACAACCAAAGTTTTAGTGCCTTGCACCCTGCATTGGCTGGCGCATTCGCTTTATGGCGACATGGATCGTGCTGATGAAATCCGTCGTTTGAATCCTGACTTGCAAAACCCTGCTGTTTTGCGGACTGGCATGGAGTTGACCGTCTATGCGCGATAACTCAAACAATGAAATCCGTTTAGTCATTGGTGATGTGGAAATCAGCGGCTGGGACAACGTCACGGCTGACAGCCAGATTGATACGCCAGCGGATAACTGGAGTTTAAGCCTTTTCAGGGAAGACGGTCAGCCTTTGCCAGAGAGCGTTCATGGCGCTGCCAAAATTCAGTTGTTCTATAACAATGAAGTGATTCTGACCTCGATTGCAGACAATGTTGATGAAGCGGTCAGTCGTCAGGGTTATGGTTTGGAGATTTCTGGTCGTGATCTTGCTGGTCAACTGATCGACTGCTCTGTGCCTATTTTTAATGGTCGTCAGATTACGCTTGAAGAGTTACTGAATCGTTTTGTGAAGGCTGGTGATTTAGCTGGAGTTATTCGTGGTGTAAATATTCAAAATAATTCTTGGCTAAAAAATAAAGTCTCTGTTGAACCGAGTGAGTCATTGTGGGATGCAATTGCAAAGGCTGCTCAGGTGACGGGTCAGCATGTTTGGCTTGAGTCTGACGGTACACTCAGTATCGGCGATCCATTTGCCAATCCATATCAGGTGCAGGAAGCGCTGCGCCTGATCAACCCTCTTGATAACTCAAACAATGTACTCGATTTGAGCTATAGCAATGACGTGTCGGGTGTATTCACGCAGATCAAGGTGCTTAGTCAGGATGGCGAAGCACAGTCAATTTTATCTGAAGCGACAGCACAGACTCAGTACAGCTTTAATCGCCTGAAAATCGTGACGCTTGGTGATGTTGAGACCAAGGCCGAAGCGGACGCAGCGCTTAATAAAATCATTAAGGACAACAATCTGGCAGCTTTTGGGCTGACTGCAACTGTTGACGATTGGACAATCGACGGCAGGCTCTGGCGTGCTGGTTTCTATGTCAATGTCGAGACCAATGCCCTAAGCAGGGCAACTGGGAAATGGGCGGTTTTAGGCCGTACTTTCTCCTTGTCCCGTGAGAAAGGCAAAACTACAAAGCTGAATCTAAAGCGTCAGGGCGACTGGGCGCAGCCTTTGATTTACAAAGACCCTGAAGCCAAAACCAAGAAGAAAACCAAAAAAGCCAAATCTCAGGGAGCACCGAAATGATCCGATCAGCTGCTGCCCAGATCAATAAAGCGATTAAGCAACTACGTTTTCCAATGCTGGGCATCATTGCGCGTGGTAGCTCCAAATCATTGCAAGTTCAAGGTTTACAGGATGAAACGCTTCAAGAAGTCGAACTGATCCAGCAAGTCGGTTTTAGCTCATACATACCCAAAGGTGCAAAGGTCGTCGTCATTCCAAGTCAGGGCAAAACAGCCAAATCCGTTGTGATCGCCACCACTGGAGGCGCGATTCTTGTCAATGTGGCTGATGGTGAAACATGCATTTATGACCAGTTTGGGCATCAAGTACTGCTACACGAAAACGGCATAAAAATGACTGGAAACGTTGAAATCATTGGCGGATTAAAGGTTTTAGAAAATATCGAGTCAGAGGGTGAAGTCTCTGACAAAACAGGCTCAATGCAACAAATGAGGGTTACTTACAACATTCACTTACACGGCAGCAGTCCACCGCCATCGGTTCAAATGGAGTAAACAATGGGAAATATTAATTTAGAAACAAAAGACTATGTGCTCATGAGCTTGGATAGCGCATTTAATGATGATGTTGTTCAATCTGCATGCCTACGCCTGAACATCCATCGTTACCGCTATTGGGCTGATCCTGATCTTGGCAGTCGTTTCTACACGTTGCGACGTTCAAAGGATGTGCCACGTATGCTCCAGATCGTCAAGCAGTATGCTGAAGAAGCCTTGGCTGATTTAGTGCCTGCACGCTTGCAGTCTCTCATCGTTTCAACGACTCAGACCATTAAAAGCCGTATTGACCTGAGTATTGAAATCACTCGACTGACTGGTGAGAGGCAGACCATTCAATACTTTGTACCGATTGGTGGTTGATATGGCGTACTCGATCAAAACGTTTTATGAAATTCATGAACTGATTGTTCAGGAAATCAGAAACTCAACAGGCTTAACTATTCCATTTGACTCAGATGCCAGCATCCGTGCAGATGGTACAGCCTCTGTTGTAGAGGGCTTGTATCACCATCAGGCCTATATTCAAAAACAGCTATTTATAGCCACTGCTGACGAGCCTTACCTTTATATACACGCTGAAGAGCTAGGTTTACCAAGATTAGGTGGTACTCAGGCTTCAGGTACGGTCACGGCAATTTCCAATGTCGATTTAACCATTGTTGCTGGTAGCAAGGTCACGGATGGCAAAGGTCATTACTGGAGCGTTGTGACTGATGTTGTCTTGACTGCAAATGTGCCTGCGACAATCAATGTTGTGGCGGATCAGGTTGGTGCGAGCTGGAATACAATCAGTTCGCTGATCTGGATTAGTCCAGCCGCTGGCCTAAACGTGACTGTCACTGATGTGAGCATTGGTGGTGGTTCTGATCAAGAAGAGCTTGAAGACTGGCGTGCAAGGCTTTTGGAGCGTAAGCAGCTTGGCCTGTCGCGTGACCGTCAAGCTGATCTGGTCAACTTCATGAAAGCGGTTACAGGTGTGCAGGATGTTTATGTCTATCCAAAACGCCGAGGACTCGGTTCTGTAGATGTTGCAATCACTGCCGTTGGCAGTCCACCTACGTTGCCAAGTCAGGCATTGTTGGATGCCGCTCAAACAGCCCTTGATGAATATGCAGGCTTTTGGGCCGATTGCAAAGTCTATTCGCCGACTGAACAGCTTGTACCAGTATCTGCGATTGTTGCTGGTGTCGGTGTCAATCTCAATCAGGTTGAGCAAGTCATTCGTGACTACTTTGCTGAGCTTGCTCCAGCTGAGTCATATCAGGCATCAGTTCTGGTTGCTCGCATCATCGCATTGCCAAATGTCACAGACGTGACACTGACACCATCCTCAAACATTGTGCCCACCGTAGACTGGATGCATACCTACTGGTTGCGCATTGGCACATTATCAGTGAGTGCAGCATGATGACATTGGAAGAAACCACCAAAATCTACGCTTCAGTATTGCGCCAGTTGTTGCCTGCGGGTGGTTATGACACGGCACAAAACACGGTGATTGCCGCTGATGTTTATGCACATGCAAAAGCACTGGCCCAAGCCGATCTTGATGCAAAGCGGCTTTTGAGCGTGCTGGAATCTATTCCGCCTGAATTACTTGCTGAGTATGAAAATGAATATGGTTTGCCACTCAAGTGTCAGACCAACGTCGCTCAGACGGTTGAGGAACGTCTGCAAATTGTCAACTGGATCAGAAACACCAAAAACGTTCTCAATAGAGCTTATATCGAGCAACTGTTGGCGATTTTTGGCCTCGATTTTGAGCTTGTGACATATAAGCCGATGCAGTGCACTGCGCCTTGCACTTCACCAGTCAATACAGAGCAGCTCAGGTACAAAGTCAAGCTGAAGCTGCAAAGTCCCGTCAATGCTGACCTTGACTGCATTATCTATAACTATTTACCAGCGTTCATTCGCTATGATTTGGAGACAATTTAATGAAGCGAATTGATAGTATTAATGCTCGTCCGAATGCCAACGGAGCTGGAAAAACAGGCTTTCATGACAATGCTGATTTAAGCGGTCAGGATGCAACTTATCTCACACCGAGTTGGTTAAATCAAGTTCAGGAAGAATTGTGCAATTTATTAGAAATGAATGGAATTGCACTTAACTCAGGTGTACGTGATCAGCTTTATCAGTTGCTTGCAACAAACGACGATATTAATGCTCTTGCTGCCGCCACCCAAGTAAAACTTGATCAAGAGCAAACATGGCGTACTGATGCGGACAACTGGCTACAACAGCAAATTAATAATGAGCAAACTGCCCGTATTAATGCAATTTCTCAAGAGCAGACATGGCGTGAAAATGCCGATGCTGATTTAGAAAACAGAAAATTTGACAAGGCTGGTGGAACTGTTGCTGGTGATGCACTGATTACAGGTGGTCTGACTGTACAAACATCATTATTGCTCGGTTCATTTTTGGCAGCTCAGAATGGTTATACTCCTTTACCAAACGGGCTAATTCTTCAATGGGGAAAAGTAAGTGATGACTTTGCAATATATAATTTTCCTATTGAGTTTCCTAATGCTGCTTTTGCGTTAATCGGTCAGCAAATTAGTGGTGGAGGTTCAAGTAAAGTCTATGTTGAGATTATAAGTAAATCACAATTCAAGGTTTTTGAAGGCAGTGATGCAACAGCTGGAACTAAGTTCTATTGGTTTGCTATTGGAGTTTGA